GTACTGCATTGGCTATTCGTCTTTGAAGGACCAGCTACTGAGTTGCGAGGCGTCGATCAGCGGGTTGCTGAAGTCCGAGTCCGTCCAGTGGCGTGCACCCGAAACAATCCGAGGACCAGCCTCACTCAAGACGTACAGCGACAAGGTGCGACGGCCACCAGCAAACAAGACAATCGCCGGGCACGGACGGCCCTGACGGTTGTTGCTTGGTGCCCACCAGTGAACGGTATCGCCGATCACCACACTGTCTCGACGGTCTTTTCCTGGGGCGGACTCGGGGGACTTGACGGCTTCAATCGTGCTTGCTTTTGCCATGACGGCTCCTAACGTGTTGTTGTGTCGGGACTTGGGGGGCCGAGGTTGACACTACCACGGCCCTGCTTTTGTATCATCTTTTGATACCGCTGGTACACCGGACTTATTGGCGTCCTAATACGAGGCGGCGTGTATCGGGGATTTCGGGCAGCTAGGTACTCTAGGGCGTTGCAAGCGTGGTTATGCAGGGGGATTACCTCATCCACGGCGTGCTTTCCGTAGCATATCCGTTTCTTGAAGTTGCCGAACTCGTTCAGCAAGTCCATGCACTTTGCCGAGAGAAACCGCAGTTTCGGGCCTAGTTTCGGACGATCTGCCATCCAGCCACGCACAATCGCCATCCGGCCCTGCACGTCGTCGCAGCCCAGGTAAAACCCGCTTTGGGTCATATTGGACTCCACGTCGTTGTCTTTGAGGGCCTCGACGTACTGGCTGCGGATTGTCACGCCAGCACCAGCCTGCGTCACCCGCGAGCCGTGGTCGTCGATGACAAAAGCCTCAAAATTCTGGCCCTTGGTCTTGGACCCGACGGCTGCCCCGAACATCCTGGCCGAGCAGCCGCGAATGTAGAGCATGTCGTAAATCAGCACGTAATCGCCAATATCAGGCGGCGGGATCGCGGCAAAGAGTACCGCGCAGATCGAGTGCCCAGGGTCAACGGACATCCACCGTGTCCATTCTTCAGGCACTTTCCAGTTGTTCGCCTCCAACGCCATCTCTAGCGGGTCAGGCTCGTGCTGGTCTTTTCGTGGCAGGCAATGCAGCGTGCGGCTGTATTCGGGGTAGCACAAGATCGACTCGGTGACATACTCCCCGTAGTCACGCGCGCGACGCTCCTCGTCCGACCAGTTGGCGTATCGCTCCGCCCGCACCGCGTCGTCCATGAACGGATTGTCTGAGAATCGCAGCAGAAACTCCTGGGTCGTGGGGTTTTCGATCCCCTTTTGCTCCTCAGCCCGGCGACTGATCTTGGTCATCGCTTGGTTGCGCAGCAGCGGGAAGGCCGACCATAGCATCTTCCCTTTACGGTCAGACAGCCGCGCCTCCATTTCCGTTGCCCAGTCCTCATTGTCGATGTCCTCGTCGATCCAGATGTAATCCACGGGATCACCCATCGCCGGGTCGGAACGCGAGCCAAACGCCCGGATGGTCGTCCCGTTCATCGGATGACCCTCGCCGAAGTACAGGCGACAAATCGAAAAGACCCGCTCCGCCTTATTCTCGTAGGCCCACCCCTTGGGGTCGATTACCTCTGGCGGAATGAAAGGCGGAGCAGGTTGTGCCTCGTGAGCGCGATCCTTGTCCTCATCGGTCCAGGGACGGTACGCTCGCCACTTGTTCGTGGCCTTGTCTTTGATGATCTGAATCTGCCCAGGCATAAACAGGTAGCGATACAACACGCGACCAATATAGTCGGAGTCTTTGCCGATCACGTACAGCAGCAGGGGCCTATTTGTCGGGAACCCCGGCTCCATCCCCCGTGCAATCCGGCAAAACCGGATCGCTGCCGTCAACGATTTCCCCGAGCGGTTGCCGCCCCGAATCAAGATCGTTGAGGCTTTGGAAGTGAACACCTGGGCCTGGGCGGGAGTCGGCTCGAATAGCAGCAGCGGGTCTTTCTCCCGCCGCTCCTTCTCCGCCGTCAGTTCGCGGAACCGCATCAGCCGCTTCAGGAAGTCGTCGTCGTTCGGCATCAGTAAATCCGGCATTTCCTAGTCCTTGTCTCAATTCAAGGAGCACATCCACGACTTCAGTGGACGTGTCTCGGGTGATAAGTTCCATGAGCATTAACATTCGTTGTCGCTCGATTTCCGCATCGGATAGCTCAGAAACATCCGGTGCGGATTTGCGGTGTTCCGTGCTCATGTTGACGAGGTTGATTACCGTCTTGCATGAATCAAGCACCGCCTTGCTGCCAGGGTTCTTGGCGGCTGCCGCCATGGTCTGCGAGTACACGAAGTTCGTGAACGACTGCAAGCCACCCCACTGGTTAATCAAGCTCTCGCACAACTGGCTGATGTGCGGTGTCTCGATCTTCGGCTGGGCCAGCTTGGTAAAATCCGCCATGCCCGTGCGCTGAGCAATTTGCTTCAGTCGCTCACGGGCGGCGGCGATCTTGGTTTCCCGAACACACTCCTTGCACTCCAACGGAACCCCAAAGCGAATCACCGCAAAGTCCGTGATGGCTTTGCGTTTCGTGCACACCGGACAGACGTGCATCTTGGGGTCAAACGCCTGGCTAGCTATTGAGGTGTTCGTGGACATAAATCTCCTTCTCGTCAGCACGGATGCCGCTGGCCAAGGCTTCGGCGTATTTATTGCCGACCTGCTCCACCGTTAGGATTTGCGGCTTGCGAACAAGGTGCGGCTTCCAGTGGCCAGCCCAGCAATCCCAGGCACAGTACACTGGGTTATAACCCAGAAGTTTTTGGCCGACAAGCGACATATCTCGCGTCGCCGTAACATCTTCCGTCGATGCTTTGTTGGCGGCGTACTTGTCGGTCCACTCATAGTAGAACCAAGGCTTTGAGTTGTTGTTCTTTGGTTCGAGCAGATCGAAGATACGCATGTCGTACATAATCAGCCCGGTAGGCAGGGCCGCGACCGGATGGATGCCGGACTTTCGGGCTGCTTCTTCACGGGAAAACTGCGACAGCCGATGGTTTGGGTTGGCCTGGTCGTTACGCAGCGAGTTCCATTGGAACACGTACACGTTCTCGCAGGGCGTCGGGCCGCAGTACGGGGCACCAATCACTACCGGGCCACGGTCGTAGCTCTCGTACAGGAAATTAAATGCGGTTTGAAAGAACGGCGGTGCTCCTGGCTCGCAGTCTGGCTGCATGTCGGAGTCAACCATCACCAGCACATCCAGCTTGTTCTTGCGAGCCTCCACGACCGCCCTGTTGCGGGTCATGGTGATTGGGGTATCAGATAGCTCGTAGTTCACCAGCGACGAAATTCGCGTGTCCTTGGGGACCTCACGAAACACGTCGAGCATCCAGTCGCGGACATCCGGCACTTCGCTGCGAATGCCGCCGTTGCCGCCGTAACTGAATGAACAAATACCTACCTTCAACTTCATCGGGGTTGGCATGGAGAGCCTGTGGGGTTGGGGGTGAAATAAAACCAAACACTACCGCAAATGGTAATGTTTTCCTTGCCGAGGATTTTATCCACGGCCAATGACACGCCAGGAAACTCAGGGATTCCGTAGTCGTGTCCACACAAAAACCCGCCTGCCTTCACTTTCGGCAGCCAGGCTTGCACATCTTGCAGGGTCAACTCGTAGCTGTGATCGCCGTCCAAGAACACTACGTCCAGGCTGCCATCCGAGAATCGCTTCGAGGCTTCGAGCGACGACATACGCAGCGGGGCGATGGGATAGCCTGCCGTGTTTTGCAGGAACGTCTGGTAAGCCAAGTCACCGGTTTCACGGTAGAAGCCGTTGATCCAGTCAGCAGGATCAGAACCGCCTGCCCAGGTATCGACGCCAAGCACCGTTTCGTAGCCCGCCTTGCAGGCGATGATCGCAGTCGTGCCGGTAAACGACCCAACCTCCAGATACGTCTTGCCAGGCGCGGCAGACATCTTGAGGGCGAGCCGCAAAGCACCAATGTCGGGCTTTGGCAGGTAGTTGCCAAGGGACTGGAATCCTGGCCACTCGGCTTCGCTGTCAAAGAATCGTAGTGATGGGGGCATTTGATCGGGTACAAAAAACAACAACCTGGCGGTAAGGCCAGGCTGTTGTCCCCGATGTCGGGTGCGCACCCTGTCCCTCGCATGAAGAAACAGGATAGTTGTTGCAGGTTAGTGGCGCAAGCCGACTAACGGCATTTGATGTCAACCAAGATATCTGCGTTCGTTCCGTTCGTGGTGCAAGCCGACATGGCGTAGCCGACCACGTTACGCGAGAACAACCCAATGAAGTTGCTGTTCGCGGTGTCCGTGGTTTCGGTCGCACTGAACGATGCCGGTTGCTTACGGAGCCGACCAGCAATCGACGCTTGGGTCGTCGTGATGGCGTTCGCGGCAGCCGAGGTCAAGCCAAACAGCGGATCGCCAACCGCGATGTCCGACACGAATTCGCTGTTGGTGGCCGGTGTTTTCATCAACACAGCACCTTCCACGACCAGGTGGAACAGATCGCCGTCACGGACGCCGTTGGTCCCCAGGAGTGGATCAACCACTCCGGCAACCACACCAGCGGTCGTGCGGGCGTAACCGTTAACGCGCTTGTTTTGCACGCTGTAGGTCACAGCGTACTGGCCACGGAGCGTAACGCCCGAGACATTGCGGACAATCCGGGTCTTGCGGATATCGC